ATTATAAATAACCTGTCCCAAACCAGTTGAGTTACTATACAATGTATTGATACTCGAATTATCAGATACATCAACATTCGTAGTACCAAGAACTCCAACATTGTTAATAGTCTCAAAAACATATCTATAACCAATGCTACTCTCTGGACCAGCAAATGGAATTTCTTGAGTAACTGAATCAACACAAACACCAGCTTTTAACAACAATTTCCTAAGTATCGCACCAAAAATTGTTCGAGCTACCCCATCAGTTTGCCAAGTCACATGACCAACAGCAACTAAGTCAACATCCGAAACAGTACCATAACATTCAGATATATGAACACATCCAAGTTTCTGATAAAACTGACGCAACTTCTCATGAGTCAAATGTTTCTTCCCAATCATAGTGCCTGCAAAAACAGAACCACCAATAGAAGAAGACTTGATACTTCGATTATCATATTTCGCACTAGCAACATAGGTACCAGAAGGACCACTGTACCCTATCTTAGCATGATACTTCGCTTTCGACCCGTGAAACTTTCCACCCATATAATTTTATTTTAAGTTAAACTCACTACTAACTCCCTAACCCTAATTAATAACTGTGACTTGGTCGCTTGAATTTGAAGTGACTTCTAGAAGAGACTCGCTTCGCAGAGAAATACTTGAGAGATGGGACTCCACCCTTATAGAAGTTTCGTCCACTCTTCCCGCTATACGTAATGATACCACGACCTGGATAAGACTTATAAAAATTGACACGACACGCAGGACAGTATCCACGATGACTGGAGGGTCGAACATGCCTTTTAGGTTTACTTTTAATTTTAGGCATAGTTTTTTTATTCTAACTCTTCCACAGTCAATCTACGCATTAAAGCATCAACTGTATCTGGGTCTACATCAGGATACCAGTTGCTCGGTCGTAGATTGGAGGTGATCCATACCTTCTTTGCAAGTAAAGGTTTGGAAGAGCCTTTGATCTCCACTCGTACTGGGTACCGATCAAGCCATCGAAGCAAGTGGGCAATATCAATACCTCCTCGAAATTCATCAATAACAACATGTTCTTGAAGCTGATAACCATCCCAGAACTTGGAGCGGGGATCCTTACAGTAAGCCTCCAAACCCGCTTCATCCCAAGCGCGTCTAGATTTTCCAGTTCCTGTTTTCCCCCAGTAGACGTGACATTCTCTTTCCATTCCGACACATCTTGAATAATCTGCACCAATGGCTCGAATAGTCCTATAATTGACCACACGCACATTCGCGGGAATTTGTTCCAGATTTCCGGACTGGGCGGCGGTCCAAACTGACTCCCATTCAACACTGGAGTTTCGTGAGAAAGGTTTAGCCCCAAGTTCAAACTGGGTACCTTCGATCCTAGTTTCCTCCTTCTGAACATATTTGGCGGCGGCGTCACTACGAGAGAGTTCAGCGTGGACGGACGATCCAAACACGGATTTGACTCCAGCAAGGGATTGCTTCCTGCTGAAGGCCACAAGTACTTGCCAGTGTAAATAACCGGTTCCTTCTCCTTGCTCGAGTTGACCGACGATAAACTGGCATCCGACTGGGAGGAAGGGTGTGAAGTCATGATGAGGGATAGTTAAAAGCCAAAAGATTCCCTGACGTCTTGACATAAGTACTATTTAAAACTTTCTGCTATTTATAATAAATTCATTGACTACCACATAACGTTCTAGAACATTCTTTATTAACTTAATCCCTCTGTGAGAATTGAGAACCGCGATTAGTAAGTAATACTAGGTGAGCGATTCTCACTCACGTGCTTACTAATCTGGTTCTCAATTATTGCTAACTTCCGCAGATATATAGTCAGGTTGCATATTGGTCCTACGGTTCGTAGTGAATACACAACCAATAGTATGCTGAGACTCATAACCAATAGTTATTTTGTTCAAACTACCACTATTGATTTCTTCTTCTAAAAAGACAACCTGACTAATGCCAGGAGCCATATTGATGGCATCAGTTCCTTCAGTAGAAAAGCGCCAACCATTCATAATCTTTTCATAACTACCCTTCCAGGTTTTAGAAATAGACATATTCTTCATTTGCCCAACTGGCAACCTAACATAAGAACCTCTAACAACATTCGTAAATGAGTTCCTAACAGGAGGTTCAACCCAACCACTTGTTTTGGCAAGTGTTTCCTGCGCCTTCCGAAACAAAATAACACCTTCATCATAAAAAGTATTCAACGCTTGCAGTTGAACTTGCTTCGTACGTGGAATACCAGAAAATTCAAAGGCAGGACCTTTAACAGGCTGCCCATTATTAACATCTGTAATTGAACTTCCACCCAGAGACACAGTCCTGTTTTGCATAGTTGAAGTTACAGAAACAGTTAATGCCATATACTCTTCTTTCATATTAATCATAGAAGATATACGAGGTTCCGCAGCAGAATTGATGTTATTAAATTCATATAAATAGACTCTATTTAATTTCGTAGCAGCATTGTCACGAATTTGATTATAAATAACCTGTCCCAAACCAGTTGAGTTACTATACAATGTATTGATACTCGAATTATCAGATACATCAACATTCGTAGTACCAAGAACTCCAACATTGTTAATAGTCTCAAAAACA